GCAAGAGTTTAAACTCTTAAAAGTAATCATCGCCGACTATACACCTGAAGACTATGATTATGAGCCAGTAGATGGTCGTCGTTCTGCAAAGAAAGAAGACTATGACATGGTGGACGTGATTCCTGTGTCAGACCCTAATGCTGCTACTATGGCACAGAAGATTGTGACCTATCAAGCTGTTTTACAGCTAGCACAGTCCGCACCACACTTGTACAACTTACCATTATTGCACCGTCAGATGATAGAGATACTGGGTGTAAAAAATGCTAATAAGCTGGTGCCTGTAGAAGACGACCAAATGCCAGTAGATCCTGTACAAGAGAATCAAAACATCCTCACACAAAAACCTGTTAAGGCGTTTGTGGAACAGAACCATGATGCGCATATGATGGCCCACCAGTCATTTATGCAGAACCCACACATCCAACAGATGTTGCAACAAAACCCAATGGGGCAGTCCATCATTGCTGCTTCACTGGCTCATATTAATGAGCACATGGCGTTTAAGTATCGCCTACAAGTTGAACAAATGATTGGGCAGTCTTTACCACCTATGCCAGACAATACAACAGATAAAAAACCGCCAGAAGTTCCAAAAGAAATGGCGGACCAAATTGCTATGATGGCAGCTCAAGCGACACAACAGTTATTACAGCAAGATCAACAAAACGCTCAGCAACAAGCTGCACAACAACAAATGCAAGACCCAGTTGTACAAATGCAAATGCAAGAACTTCAACTCAAACAGCAAGAAGTTCAACTTAAGGCACAAAAACAACAGCAAGAAGCGCAGGCTAAAGCACAGCAGTTACAAATTGAAGCTGCTCGTATTGAAGCGCAAAAAGAAATCGCGGCAATGCAAGTGGGCGCAAGCTCAGCCGCTGCAAAAGACAAACTCCAAAAACAAATGGAGTCTGAAGGAGTTCGTATGGGTATAGACGCTGCTAAACACCGCGCTCAAATGTCCATGCAACGTGCGCAAATGGCGGCACAAAGACAACAGCCTAGGCCGAAAAGAGGAGAGTAATTGGACGAGTACAAAATTTTAGGCCATGTGTCTAAAGAAATCGACAAGTTGCGGCAAGAACAAGCTGCATTTTTGTCTGCTAGTCGGGCGGAAACGTACGACGAATACAAGAAAATCTGCGGGGTAATCCGAGGTTTAAACCTTGCAGATCAAATCATCAACGACCTTGTGCAAAGATTGGAAAAAGAATGAGTGAATTTGACGTTAATGCTATCGATCTTTCGGGAATTCTTAACAAGAACAACGAGGATAAAGCAAAACAATTACCTGACCCTGCTGGCTTTATGTTGCTTACCGTAGTCCCCGAGGCAATGGAAGAATATGCAGACAGTGATGTTGGACTAATTAAATCTAGCAAAGAGATCTGGAAAGAAGAAATTCTGACTCCAGTTTTATTTGTAGTCAAAATGGGCCCAGAAGCCTATGCAGACAAGACACGGTTCCCTAGTGGTCCCCGTTGCAAAACTGGCGATTTTGTTATTGTCAGACCCAATTCAGGCACCCGCTTGAAAATTCATGGCCGAGAATTTCGTATCATCAATGATGATTCAGTCGAGGCTGTTGTTGAAGACCCGCGCGGAATTACCCGTGCTGCTTAAGGAGTAACCATGGCAACACCAAAGTTTGGCGGGGACGATTACACGTTCCCAGATGAGTTAGAAGAAAGTACAAAACAAGCCGCAAACGAAAAGTTTGAGGTAGAAATTGAGGACGATACCCCCACACAAGATCGTGGGCGCAAGCCTATGAAAGAGGCGGTAGAAGATCCAACTGACGATGAACTAGCATCTTACGATGAAAAAGTTCAGAGCCGAATCAAGAAATTCACTCGTGGTTACCATGATGAACGTCGTGCTAAAGAAGAAGCTGTGCGGGAACGCGAAGCGGCTGAAACCTTTGCACGTCAAGTTTACGAAGAAAATAAGCGCCTTCAACAGCAGCTTTCTAACGGTAGTAAAGCCCTAATTGAGACTTCCAAAGACGCCGCTGAAGCTAAGCTTCAGGAGGCAAAACGCAAGTTTAAAGAAGCTCAAGAGAATGGAGACTTCGATGCCGCAGCAGATGCGCAAACCGAAATTGCTAGAGCTACGTTACATATAGACAAGGCGCAATCTATGCGTCCAGTCGAGGTAGACGATAGGTACAACGCACCCCCTCCACAATTTCAACAACCTGCTCAACCACACATGGATAGACGCACTCAGAAATGGGTAGAAGCTAATTCTGACTGGTGGGGAGTTGACGAAGAAATGACAGCCACTGCATTAGGGCTTGACAAAAAGCTCGCAAAGCAGTATGGTTCGGAGTATGTTGGATCGAATGAGTACTACAAGACTATCGATCAGACAATGCGCAAAAGATTTCCTGAGCATTTTAATGATGCTGAGAGCAATGAGGATGACGACGAGCCTCCACAAAGAGTCGAACCGGTAAGGGAAGAACCTCCCCGCCGTGCATCAAAACCAGCTACGGTTGTGGCCCCGGCCTCACGTAGCACCCCGCCTAGCCGCATTAAGCTAAAGGCATCCGAAGCTGCGATTGCTCGTAGGCTTGGGGTTTCTTTGGAAGAATACGCTAAACAGGTTGCTAAATTGGAAAGAAATTAAATGGAACAAAATATTCAAACTCAAACCCCCGTTGCTGGCCGTCAAACGCGAGTAGCACGTGAATTGGAAACTAGAGGCACTACACAACGTCCAACAATGTGGAGAGCACCTGAAACGCTTCCTTCTCCCGATCCCCGTCCGGGTTGGGCTCACCGTTGGGTACGTATTAGTATTTTGGGTAATTCCGATCCATCTAATATTTCTTCCAAGCTACGCGAAGGGTATGAGCCTTGCAAGGCAGAGGACTATCCCGAGCTAATGTTGCACGCCGCTACTGAAGGTCGTTTCAAAGGAAACATCGAAGTGGGTGGTTTGTTGCTTTGCCGAGTCCCCGAAGAGTTTATGGAACAGCGTGCCGCACATTTCGACAAGCAAAACCGAGCTCAAGTGGAATCAGTAGACAACAGTTTTATGAAAGACAGTCATCCTAGTATGCAGAAATTTTCTGATAAACAAACTAGAGTGACTTTTGGTCCCGGTTCTTAAACTTTTTTATAGGAGTCTTAAATGGCTTATCCAACTGTCTCAGCCCCTTACGGCTATAAGCCCGTAAACCTGATCGGTGGTCAAGTATTTGCTGGATCGACAAGAGATTTTGCGATTCAGTACAACTATGGCACCGCTCTGTATTACGGTGATCTTGTTACTACAAGCGCTGGCTATGTGCAAATTGCAACATACCCTGTTAGCACTACCAATACAACGGTTGGTGTTTTCTTGGGTTGCTATTACACAAACCCCACGACTAAGCAACGTCAATACTCACAGTACTATCCCGGTAGCGTAACTGCTGGTGACATTACTGCGATTGTCGGTGACGATCCTGACCAAGTTATGCGTGTTGCAGTAACTACTGGCGCATCTTCTACAACCATTGGTTCTGCATCTTCCATTTTGGTTGGTGTAAACATGGCTGGTAACACTTTGACTGGTTCCGCCTCTACTGGTAACAGTGCTGGCGCAGTCGTTGCTGCATCTGCTACTACTTCTGGTGGTGGCTTCCGTGTATTGGAATTGGTTCCTGATACGCAAATTAGCTACTCAAGCACATACGTGTCTGGTGGCGCCGCTTCAGCAACTTCTGTTGTTGTTTCTGGTTTGGCAGTAGGTACTTATTTGCCTGTTGGTACTGACGTATTCAACTTGGTAAATGGTCAGTTGCAGTTCACAGGTTCTACCTTGAGTTCAGCATCTACTGTATCAACCACAGGTAGTACAACTCTTACCATTACTTCGGTCACAACCGCAGTTGCTGGTACTGTTGTATTGGTCGTAACCCCCGAAGTGTTGGTTAAATTCAACTTCGGCGCACATCGCTATTACGTAGCATAAGGAGCTTAAACCATGGCAATTTCACGCGCACAACTATTGAAAGAGCTGCTCCCCGGCCTGAACGCATTGTTCGGTTTGGAGTATGCACGTTACGGCGAAGAGCACAAAGAGATCTACGAAACAGAGACCTCAGAGCGTTCTTTTGAAGAAGAGACTAAGTTATCTGGCTTCTCCGCAGCACCAGTCAAAAACGAGGGTTCAGCCATCGCTTATGACAATGCTCAAGAGGCATGGACAACTCGCTATAACCACGAAACCATTGCTTTGGGTTTCTCAATCACTGAAGAGGCGATTGAAGATAACTTGTACGACAGCTTGTCTGCTCGTTACACCAAAGGTTTGGCCCGTGCTATGGCATATACCAAGCAAGTAAAAGCTGCTGCTGTTATTAATAACGGTTTCAGCGCTGCTTATCCCGGTGGCGACGGTGTTGCTCTTTTCAGCACATCACACCCACTTATCAATGGTGGAACAAACTCCAACACTGCTGCAACCCAAGTTGATTTGAACGAGACTTCTTTGGAAGCCGCCGTTATTCAGATCGCTGCTTGGACAGACGAGCGTGGACTCTTGATCGCTGCAAAGCCCAAGAAAATGATTGTTCCTCCAGCATTGATGTTCGTTGCTGATCGTTTGTTAGAGACCGAACTCCGCGTCGGAACTACTGATAACGACATTAACGCCCTCAAAAACATGGGTGCAGTTCCTGAAGGTTACACAGTTAATCACTTCTTGACCGATAACAACGGTTGGTATTTGACTACTGATGTACCTAACGGCATGAAGCACTTCATCCGTACACCTCTCCAAAATTCAATGGATGGTGACTTTGACACAGGTAATGTTCGCTACAAGTCTAGAGAGCGTTATTCCTTTGGCTGGTCAGATCCATTGGGAATGTGGGGTTCTTCAGGTTCATCCTGATATTAGTACTATAGTGCTAAGACTAGGGGGCTTCGGCCCCCTTTTTTGTGTCTTGATTTGTCACAAATCTTCAGTAAGATTGGATTGCAGCCACAAAAACTGCATGAAATTTTAATCAACTTTTGGAGCAAAACATGTTTACATTTAGTATTGAATCTGACATTAACGACACAATCATTAGCTTTACATCCTCAAACTTAGAAGCAATTACTAGATTGCTTAACGTCTATAACTCAAATATCGAGATTAGCGATGAGGCAGATGACGAGGGGGAAGAAGTAACTGAGATTGGTGACGTTAGCATCGACGACATCGAGTTTGATGAAGAAGGCTACGCTTGGACATTTGACACAGAATTTGAAGCTTGGTTCTGGTTCGATGAAGAGAATGAAGAGTGGGTTGAGTACGAGGACGATGAGTCTGAAGACGAAGCTGAAGACGAAGCTGAAGAAGAGTGATCCAAGAGGGCTTCGGCCCTCTTTTTCTTTTTGTGTAACTCATAGTGTAAGATACGGTGGCAATTTGCACACAATACGATACATTTTTCCACTTCCGCAAAAGCTTTTTTATACGACCCCCTACGCGCAAACTCATGCACGCCTTTTATTTTTGTTGCTGGGTCAACGTGATGGAAGTCCATAACCGCTGGGTGTTTGATACCACATTGGGAGCAGGATAAAGTTTCTTTGAACTCCCGCCACGCTTTCTTTTTATCTTGGTTAGATTTTTTTACCTTATTATTGCCCTCGGCTTTACGTTTTTCGTAATGTTTTTTAGAGTATTCTTTGTGCTTGGCTTTTGCTACAGCCGGGTCTTTGTAGGGCATAAATATCCTTGACAAATTTTAAAAGCCGTGTATATTATAACTATTCCGGGCTTTCCGGTGCATCAAACAGTCCCGGCTGACGACATACAGATTGATGCGCCTAACTTGTATGTAAGGAGATACTCATGGGATTCGCAACTCACCTTGGCCCTTGGCTCTTGGGCACAACCAAAAACACCACTGGCACAACCGCCGCTACAACACGCAACACTGGCTGCACAGTAGTTTCTCAGTCTGCTGACGTTGTGTTTGGTACATTGACCGGCAACGCTATTGCCGTCCCTGCTGGCGCACAAATTACTCAAGTTCGTGTTGTAACTACAACTGTGTTTAGCGCAGCCACAACTTTGGTTTTGAACATTGGCGGCACAGCTTTTACAACAACTGGCACTATCACTTCTGTGGGTAGCGTGGCTCTAGAAGCAAACGCGACTACCCCCGGTGGTTGGTTAAATGTTGGCGCAACTGATACTTTTATCGCCTACACATTGGCTGGTACATCGTTGACTACTGGCGCTGCCACGATTCAAATTTCGTACGCAGTGCGCGATTCAAGCGGCAATCAATCTCAGCCTGCCCAACAACAGTAATTAGTCTAGGGGGCTTCGGCCTCTTTTTTAAAGGAGATTAATTATGATGCAGACAGACGTTAAGTCAGCGCACCGCAGTACCGCTGGGTCGTATTACGTAGGGCGTACACGGCTAAAATCTTTTATTATTACACCCGCCATAAGTACCGCTTGCACATTTGAAATTCGTGATGGTAGTGCTACTGCCCCTGTGTTATTTACGATGGACATTACAAGTCAGACCGTGGCCAACTCTACATATATACTTATCCCCGGTGAAGGTATCTTGGCAAGTACAGGTCTGAATTTGACAATAAGTGTTGGTTCGATAACCGGACTTACGGTGTTCTATGGCTAAGTCACCAGCATGGCAACGCAAGGAAGGGAAGAATCCGAACGGCGGGTTGAACGCCAAGGGTCGGGCATCCGCAAAGAAGGAGGGGATGAATTTAAAACCTCCACAACCCGAGGGCGGCTCAAGAAAGAAATCGTTCTGCGCCCGAATGTCAGGGATGAAAGCGAAGTTGACTTCAGAGAAAACAGCGAAAGACCCAAACAGCCGGATTAACAAAAGCCTGCGGGCATGGAACTGCTAAATGGACAACCACGACGTAAAAGTAATGACCGATGGAGCCGCAGTAGTCGTAGGATTAGGCGGTTTTATGGAATGGTTTCCACCTGTTGTGGGGCTAGTTGGTGGTCTGTTGACTATTGTGTGGTTGTGTTTACGTATATGGGAAACCGATACAGTCAAGGCTTGGAGAAAACCCGATGCCCAGTAGTTCTCTTAAACAACACAATTTAATGGCAATGGTTGCTAACGACCCTGCCAAAGCAAAACAGATGGGGATTCCTCAGTCTGTAGGACAAGAATTTGCGCAAGCAGATAAAGGAATGAAGTTTGCTAAAGCCCCTACAGCGGGCCGTCCCGATCTTCAGAAAGTAAACAAGCCGGAAACTCGGCATGGCAAGTCACAACTTTTTAAAGAAGGAGGCCGTATCATGGCTAAAGTAGGTAATGGAATTACTAAAGAAAAAATGGGTAGTGTTAAAGCTGGTGGCAAACGTGCCCACGGCGAGCATAGCATCCAAGAAAAGGGTCACACTAAAGCTAGAATGCCACAAATGGCTGGCGGCAAAGTACTAGGTACTAAAGTTAGTACCACCTCTGGTATGAAAAAAGGTGGTATGGCCAAGAAAATGAAAATGGGCGGCAAAGCCTGTTAAGGAGTTAATCATGGCTACAAGTACTGGAGCTGGAGCTGGTCGTGGTAAACAAGGCGGCCCTACTGCTAAAGAGATGGAGTATAGATATAGTGAAGACTATATGTCTCCTGATACTGAAAACAAGCTTAAAGAAGAGCAACGCCTGAAGAAATTGTCTGCTGAAAGCCCTTCACAGAAATATTCTAAAGGTGGCTCAGCTTCTAGCCGTGCAGATGGTTGCTGCACCAAAGGTAAAACTCGCGGAAAGATGGTGTAACTATGATGGCCAGTCGCGGCATGGGCGCTATCCGTGCATCTAAGATGCCCAAGGCGAAGACAAAATCTCGCCGGGATGACACCGATTTTACCGAGTACGCTGATGGCGGAACAGTAAATGCCGCTGGTAATTACACCAAGCCAAGTCTGCGTAAGCGGATTGTGGCCCAAGTAAAAGCTGCTGCTACACAAGGTACAGGCGCAGGTCAATGGTCAGCACGTAAAGCACAGCTTGTAGCCAAGAAGTATAAGGCGGCAGGGGGTTCTTATCGTGACTAAGATATGCCTAAAATGCAACACCGAAAAGCCGCTTGAGGATTTTTACAAGTTTTTTGATAAGTGGTCAGACAAACATTATTCAAGCGCCCGTTGCAAACCTTGCCATCAAGAATACAAACATGAAAACCCAAATACTCCACGCAACCGAAAAGCGGAAAAATTACAGTTGCGGTATGGGCTAACTTATGAGCAGTGGGAACAAATGCGGGTAAATGAAGGGAATGCTTGCATGATATGTGGCATAACCGAAGATGAAATCGATAAAAAACTTGATGTAGATCATTGCCACACAAGTGGAAAAGTTCGTGGTATTTTGTGTAATCCGTGCAACAATATGATTGGTCATGCTAAAGACAACATTGAAGCATTGCGTGCGGCGGCGGATTATCTTGAACAAAATGCAAATGGGTACAAAGGATTTGAAGCATGAAAGCACCGCAGCAATCCCTCAAAAACTGGGGCGACCAAAAATGGCGTACCAAGAGTGGAAAGCCATCTAGTAAAACAGGTGAACGGTATTTACCAGATGCGGCGATTAAGTCTTTATCCTCCGCAGAATATGCGGCGACTACTCGTGCTAAACGTGCGGGGAAAGCAGCAGGGAAACAGTTTGTAGCGCAACCTAAAACAATTGCAAAGAAAACAGCAGGATTTAGATAATGGCCACTACGTCTGGAGCAACGTCGTTTAATCTTCAACTAGATGAGCTAGTAGAAGAGGCGTTTGAACGCGCTGGGCGTGAGTTACGCACGGGCTATGATTTACGCACTGCAACTCGCAGTTTAAATATTATGTTTGCCGAATGGGCAAACCGTGGCATTAATATGTGGACTATTGAGGAAGGACAGATTGTTCTTACTCCCGGCCAAAACACATACGCACTCCCTAACGACACCATAGATCTTCTTGAGCATGTGATTCGTACACAGGCTAATAGCATTTCCAACCAAGCCGACTTGACTATTACTAGGATTTCTGTATCTACATATGCTACGTTGCCAAACAAATTGCAACAAGCTAGACCAATTCAAGTTTGGATTCAACGGTTTAATTCGCAAACTTCTCCAATTAGTGCCACGCTTACAACAACAATTACGGCTACCAGCACAGAGGTTGTGCTAAATGATGTAACAGGCTTACCCCCCGGCGGGTTTATTAAGATTGATAATGAAATTATCAATTATGGTTATATTACCCAAAATACAAATGCCATTTCTGGTACGTTAAATAATTGTTTTCGTGGGCAACAAAACACAATTGCCGTAGGACATACCGCGACAGCTACTGTTTACTGGCAACAAGTCCCCGCTATTAGCGTTTGGCCGACTCCAGATTCTTCTCAACAGTACACCTTTGTGTATTGGCGTTTACGTCGTACCCAAGATGCGGGTAGCGGTGTGAATGTTATGGATGTACCGTTTAGATTTATCCCTTGCATGGCTGCTGGCTTAGCATACTATGTTGCTGGTAAAATACCAGAAGGAATGGAAAGATTACAGATTCTCAAGTCTCAATACGATGAGGCTTGGGAGTTAGCGGCTTATGAGGATCACGAGAAAGCATCGTTAAGGTTTGTACCCCGCCAGCAGTTTATCGGGGGAACGTAAATGGGTAATCGGTTTGCTTCTGGCAAATGGGCGATTGCTGAATGTGATCGTTGTGACCAACGCTTTAAGCTCAAAGAATTGCGTAAAGAAGTTATCAAGGGTAAAAATTACGACTTGTTGGTTTGTAAAGAGTGTTGGGATCCAGATCAGCCACAGTTACACTTAGGTGAGTTTCCTGTAGATGATCCACAAGGTTTGCGTAATCCTCGTCCAGATCGAAGCTATACTCTTTCAGGTCTAAACGGGTTGCAAATCCAGCTTGGAAACTCTACATCGGTAAATCAAGCAGGTTCTCCCGAAGGCGGAAGTCGAATTTTTCAGTGGGGTTGGAATCCTATTGGTGGAGCAAGTGGTTTTGATACTGGTTTAACGCCAAATAATTTGGTTTTAACCATACAATTGGGTACAGTAACGGTAGCAACAACATAAAGGATTTATCATGGATAAAGAAGACATGAAGCAAGACAAAGCCCTCATTAAGAAGGCTTTTAAACAACACGATATGCAAGAGCACAAAGGCGGTAAAGGTACTAATTTGTCCAAGCTCAAAAAAGGTGGCGTGACAAGCATGGAAATGAAAAAATATGGCCGCAACGTAGCTCGTGCTATGAATCAACGCAATACTGGAAGGGGCAAATAATGGCTACATTCAGTAAAAAAATAGGCGGCAAAGAAGTAGGATCTGCTTCTGTTTATGCCCCTCCCCATACCATGACTGGTAAAAAAGTTTCTGGCGATCTTCCATATAAGTCTGGCGCTCAAGTTATGGAAGAGATGAATCCTGCTGTTGGATTTATTAGCAAAGGTAACTACAAACCTGTTAAAACTGACGGTATCAAGATTCGTGGTACTGGATGTGCAACTAAAGGTGTGATGGCAAGAGGCCCAATGGCATGAACTATACCCAGCTCAGCGCTGCAATAAGTGCGTATACAGAGAATACCGAAGCAAATTTTTTGGCAGAGGTACCTGTATTTGTGCAGCAGGCTGAGCAACGTATATACAATTCAGTTCAATTTCCTTCATTACGTAAAAATGTAACGGGGGCTATTGCGGCCAATGGTAAATACGCAAATGCTCCTGATGATTTTTTAGCAGTCTATTCTTTGGCAATTTACCCTGTTGGTGGGGGAAATTACACGTACTTGCTAAACAAAGATGTAAATTTTATCCGTCAATGCTATCCTAATCCAACGGATACCGGTACTCCAAAGTACTACGCTTTATTTGGCCCTGCTGTTTCAGGCAGTGTTATTAGTAATGAGTTAACTTTTATCCTTGGTCCGACTCCTGATACGGCGTACGGTACAGAGTTACACTATTACTATTACCCTGAGTCTATTGTACAAACCCCTGTAGCTACTCTTGGAACAATCACAGGCGGAAGCGCTTATACAAATGGCACGTATTTAAATGTATCGTTAACTGGCGGTGCGGGCACAGGCGCAGTTGCTAATATCGTAGTTTCTGGGGGCGCGGTTACTTCTGTAACTTTGACGCAAGGCGGAACAGGTTATGTTGTAGGGAATACATTAAGTGCGGCAGCTTCTACAATTGGTGGTACAGGTTCTTCGTTCTCTATTCCAGTCGCCACCGTTGGTAACGCACTTGGTACTTCTTGGCTAGGGGACAATTTTGACTCTGTGCTTTTATACGGCTCTTTGGTTGAGGCTTACACTTACATGAAGGGTGAAGCCGACATGATGCAGTTGTACAACCAAAAGTATATGGAAGCGCTTTCATTGGCTAAACGTCTAGGCGATGGTATGGAGCGTCAAGACGCTTATCGTTCTGGGCAATATAGGCAGAAGGTGGGCTAATGGCATTTACAGGCAATTACTCCTGCAATACCTTACGTACGGGTTTGGTTGATGGAACAATTAACTTTTCCACAAATGTTTTTTACCTAGCGTTGTATACAAATTCTGCTACGTTGGATCAAACAACGGCTGCATATACGACATCGGGCGAGGCATCAGGGGGTAATTACGCTGCTGGCGGTCAACAAGTTACCGCTTCTGTAG